TTGGTTGGTACTTTGACATTGTAGATACGGAACAAGTATTAGTAGAGGCTACTGGCGAAACGATGCTTTATGTAAAAGTAAATCTATACATCAAAGATGGTGATGAATGGAGTAAACCAATTCCGGGTTATGGTGGTGATTTCTTAATCTGCAAAGATAAAAATGGTTACCACGGAAATGATGAGGCTTTCAAAATGGCTGTTACAGATGCACTAGGTACTGCAGCAAAAATGATTGGTGTAGGCGCTGATGTATATCGAGGTTTACAAGATACCAAAATCAATGCAGCGGCAGAAAAGGAAAAGAAAGAAAAAGAATTTGACCCTCACAATGCATACGCAATCGTTTTGAAGATGGCAAAAGAACATGAGTTAAGTGAAGAACAAGTAGCACACCAATTAACAGAAATGTTTGGTGTTGGTGTGATTGATAACGTTACAAGAGACCAAATGTCTAAACTTTATGACTGGGTAAAAGGCTATGAAGTGGACAACAAGTAATATTAATATACTTCGTAGTCCACTAGGTGTAATGGTAGTAATACCAGCACCACATGACAACGATCTAGCGAAATTAGATAAAGAAAAAGAATACGTGATTGAGATTAAAAGAAAATCAAAATCACGCAGTATGAACGCTAATGCATACTGCTGGGTTCTGTGTCAAAAAATAGCAGAAGTAATGAGCAATCATTCGTATATGTCTAAAGAGGATGTGTACAGAAAAGCCATAAAAGATTGTGGACATTTCTCATACGTACCAGTACGTGAAGATGCCATAGAGAGATACATCCAAATATGGAAAGCGCATGGCATCGGTTGGATAGCCGAAGATGCTGGCGAATGCCAGAGCCTAAAAGGTTATCACAATATTATGTGTTACCACGGCAGCAGCGTATACAACACAAAAGAAATGGCACGATTGATTGATTGTCTAACAGATGAATGTGAGCAACTAGGTATCAAGTTAGAACCTAGTGAATACATTCAATCACTTATAGAGGGGTGGGAGAGTGAACAACAGAAAGAAAAGGGATAACAAATTATATTCAGTAACACGAAAACAAGCCTATGAACGTGATAACGGACAATGCGTTATATGTGGCTACAGGGCGGAACAATGCCACCACATAGTGTTTCGTTCACAAGGCGGTTTAAGTGAATTAAGAAATCTAGCTTGCTTGTGTATGCAATGCCACAATCAAGCACATGGAGTGTTCGCAAAAGAAATACGCAAACACTTGTTAGAGGAAGTAGAAAAGAGGACAGATGAGTATGAACGAATTAGTAATGATTAGAGCTTATGTTAAAAACCGAATTGAGTTTTATAAAGCAGACCAAGGCAACAATACATATAATGACAGACTGATTGAAGATTTAAAACCTATCCTTGTGATGATTGATAGTGTGTTGGAAGTAGAAAAAGAAAGTGAAGAAATCGCAAAAGTGCTAACTAGAATTGCGATGCTAGGCAAACCTTTAACGGAAGAAGAATTTATCGAAAGTCTAAACAAGGACTAGCCTATGAGCGAACCTAAACGATACTTTTGGTTGAAGTTACATAAAGACTTTTTCCAGAGAAAAGAAATTAAACGATTAAGAAAGATTGCAGGTGGTGATACCTATACAATTATCTATCTCAAAATGTTACTACGTTCAATCATGAGTGATGGGAAATTATACTTTGATGGTTTAGAAGATGATTTTGCATCGGAACTTGCATTAGATCTTGATGAAAAAGAAGAGAATGTGCAAATAACAATACAGTACTTACTCAAAAGCGGACTACTTGAAATGTGTTCTGATGAAGAATACTATCTACCAGATACAAAAGATAGTACAGGGTGTGAAACTGCTGCAGCTAGCAGAATGCGTAGGTGTAGAGCTAAAAAGGATAAGTTAGAGCGTAACAATGTTACACCAATGTTACAAAATGGTTACGGAGAGATAGAGATAGAGTTAGAGAAAGAGATAAAGATAGAGAAAGAGATAGATAGTAGTGCAAAAAGCACTACAACAAAACGCAAGCGTTTTGAAAAACCTACTCTATCTGAAATCAAACAGTACTGTATTGAAAGAAATAACAATGTAAACGCTGAACAATTTTATGACTACTACGAAAGCAATGGTTGGAAAGTTGGTAAAAATTCCATGAAAGACTGGAAAGCAGCGGTTAGGACTTGGGAACGTAGCGAATACAGAAAATCTACTGTTAAAAAGAATAGTAAGGAAGATGCAATCAACGTAGTAAAGGAGTTGATGAATGAGTATGCAAACGAACAATTTGAGGACAACAACGGCACTATCGATGTTACAGATAGCGTGGTCTACTGATATTCCAAAAGAACGTATGAAGTTGTATGTATCTATGCTTGCTGATATTAACCCTGTTACATTGGAGCAGGCGGTGGCTAATTTAATAAAACGCAGTAAATTCTTACCTAGCATTGCAGAAATCAGAGAGGAATGTTCCGCATTAAGTGCATTTGTAAATGCACATGAGGAACTACCAATTGCACAAAGCGAATGGGAAAAAGTGATTAAGGCAGTAGGTGCTTATGGCTTTGAACATGGAAAAGAGCATTTGCAAGGTATAACTTTACAAGCTGCAAATACTATATGGTCTTCATTTAACCCTAGAATGGGAAATGAATATAACGAGTCAAGTTGTAGATCACAATTCATTAGATGCTACGAGCAATTAGCGGAACGTGAAACGCACCGCCAACGAATGGCAAATTCGATTAAAAACAATCACTTGTTACTTAAAGCAAGGGAGAAAGCAGAAAAGGAACGTGCGTTACTCAATGCTGGTCAGAAAAGAATTGAAATGACTGCAACTGGTAACTTAGTAGAAGTAGCCAAAGAACCAGTTGATGTAGAAGAAATAATCAACAAAAGCAAAATGTCAGACAAAGGGAAAGCGTTATTAAAACAGGCAATAGGGGGTTAAACGTGAGGGAAAGAGTAAAAGAGTTTGATGTAAGTGTAAATGTTAGCTTTAATGTTAGTTTTCAAGTGCTGGCAAATAATGAGGCGCAGGCAAGAGTAAAGATTGAAAACTTACTTGAAATCATGAGGAATGAGGCAACAGTAGATTGCCATATTCATCCGAACTATGACGTCAAAACTAATGAAGTTGAAGTAGAGCTAAACCAGCTTAGTTATTGGTAAGTAAAGGAGAATTATGAATACAGTACAGATTTTAGGTAATTTAGCACGTGATCCGGAAGTGCGTTATACACAAACAGGCCGAGCGGTAGCCACGTTCACAGTAGCGGCCAGCAATATATATATTGATAGTGCAACAAATGAAACAAAAGAACAAACTGCTTTCGTTAATTGCGTAGCGTGGGGAAAGCTAGGCGAAGCAGTAGGAAACTACCGAAAAGGAAACCGCTTATTTGTAGAGGGACGTATTCAAACACGTTCTTATGAAGATAGCAACGGACAAAAGAAATATGTTACGGAAGTAATCGCCGGTTTCGTTGGTGTATCCGCATTGAACGATATGGCAGCGGAAAGCAACTTTGAAAATTTTGCAGATGATAAAGGAAACGATGAAAATGTTCCGTTTTAAGAGGTGGTAAGAATGAAAATAGTTGTTAAATTAACTTATTTAGTGCTTGCACTATTAACAAAAGTTTTGGGATTGGCGTTTATTGTTGCGGCGGTATTGTGGTTATTGGGTTTGTTTAATGTTGCCGGAAATACAGTATTGGCATTGTTTGTAACGTCTGTTATTTCGGCATTAGTAACAGCCGCACTAATGGAAATGATTAAGATAGGGGCGCTATGAAGGTATTAGATGCGTGTTGTGGTTCTAAAATGTTCTGGTTTGATAGAGAACATAAAGAAACGGTTTACATGGATAACAGAATAGAAAACACAACACTTTGCGACGGTAGAAAGCTAATTGTAAAACCGGATATAGTTGCAGATTTCCGGGAAATGCCTTTTGAAGATGAAACGTTTTATTTAGTCGTGTTTGATCCGCCGCATTTGGTAAGTGCTGGTGATAAATCGTTTTTAGCCTTAAAATACGGGCGATTGGGGCTGGACTGGAAAGATGATATTAAGCAAGGATTATCTGAATGTTGGCGGGTACTCAAACAAAACGGAACGTTAATTTTTAAGTGGAACGAAGAACAAATAACGTTACCGAAAATAAGACAGTTATTGCCGGTTGAGCCAATTTTAGGGCAACGGCGCGGTAAAACAGTATGGTTAGTGTTTTTTAAAGGTTAGGAGTAAATATGTTACAGATAACAGTATTTATAAATGGGGCAACTAGAAGATATTTTACAAATTCATTTAATCGTTACAACTTTCATAATGAAGAAATGAAAGCGTATGACTCAATGTTACGAAATGTAGATTTGGGAAATGTACAAACAATTAAATTTATCGATGTTGTTACAAATGCAAATGTTTCGGTATCACCTATTACGTGCTTAATTGAATGTGAGGAAGTTATAGAAGATGAAACTGGTACAAAGAAAGCGTAAACAACAATACATAAAAGCTTATTGTCTAATGTATCCGTGGTACACATACGAAGCGCATTGTGAATGGGTCGAAGCGGTAACTTATGCAAGTCCGGGGCCTAGAAATAAGCCGGATAAATTTAAGCACGGGCGGCATTGTTTGAAGTGGCTGCTTGAATATGATGCGCACTCAATGAGTGGTGAGACGAACATATGGCGCATAGTAAAGGGTGAATAATGAAACAAGCATTAATAAAAGGTGCTAAAAGTGATGAGTGGTACACGCCTATAGAAACAGTTCAAATGATGCTTAATGTATTCCCGCCAAATGCTGGCGATAAAATCCTATTGCCGTTTGATACAGATAAAAGCAATTTCACAAAAATTGTTACGCGCGAATATGATCCGTTAGCCATATACGGCATTAGTGATTTTTTAACCAAAGAATATGAATTTGATTATTTAATCACTAATCCACCGTATAGCAATAAAGATGAAATTATAGCGAGATGTATCGAAACGGGGCGCCCGTGTGTACTGGTATTGCCTATAGATACACTGGGGGGGTACAAAGGCATAAATTGTTTAGCAAAACCAATATAAGCGTATACGTACCAACTAAGCGCATTAAATTTATAAGTGAAACGGGCGAGCATACAAAATCGCCCGCACATCATAGCGTTATTATGATGATTAATGCGCCGAAAACGGAAATATTATTTGAATATCAGTTGAGGTGGTAGTAAATGAAGAAACTTGTAAAAACAAACGATCTAACATATACACGTGAGCAATTTGCAAGTGCTTTAACCATTGTTATTGGGAATAGAATTTTAAAACCAAAGATAACCGCAAATTCTTATTGCATCATGGTTGAATATAATATTCCAAACAGTATAAAGCAAAAACGGTTAAGACAAGTAATTTCAAAAGAAAATTTACAACATTTTAACGGAACAATGGAATTGTACTTATATCATGTTAAGGAGCAAATAAAGCATTTATTAATAAAAGGGGAATTGAATTATGACGAATGAACAAGGCGCGAAATGGTTGTTACAAGAAATGTACGATGAGGGTTATCGCGATATTAAAATATTCGGGGTATACGCCTATTTTGTAAATCCTACTTTTATCGAAAACGGTGGACATTTTAAAGTGCGGGAACATACTCCGCGCGTTCCGTGTAGATTATTGGGCATCGCCGGCAACAATAAAACTTATTCTATTGCAAGTTTATTGGGCATTGTGGAATGGGAAAAAGTTCCAGTTGATACGCCTATCATTATTGAAACTATAAACGGTGTCGTAAGGCGGTATTTTGCTAAATTTGAAGGTGGACGGGTTTGTTATTTTTGTTACGGTGCGACAAGCTGGAGTAATGGGAAATCAGATGTGCTTACAGAAGCAGAACCGCGTAAAGTGAGGTTAGCAGAAAATGCCAGTGATTGACATAGTATTCAAAGGTCGCCCGATTACCAAAAAGAACCACGGGCAAATTGTGAAACGCGGTAACAAGTTGGGTTACATTCAATCAGAAGCGTATAGAAATTATGAAGATACTTGCTTATGGCAGTTAGCTGGTAAGAAACTACATATATCCGGCATTGTGGTTGTTGAATGTAAATATTACTTGCCAAATAAAAGAAGCTGGCCGGACTTAATCGGATTGCTACAGGCGACTAGCGATATTTTAACCAAAGCCGGCGTGATTGATGATGATAAATGGATATGTTCATACGGTGAAAGCTGCATAGCTGGCATAGACAAAGAAAACCCGCGGGCAGAAATTCGCATCATGGATAGAAAAAATAAAGTGTTGGAAGCGTTATTGAAATGAGGTAACAAATGAAACTGCTTAATAAAATTAAACGAATGTTAGGATATAAGTGCCATAATGTGGACGTTATCAAGGTAAAACGATGCATGTCAAGCGTGCTAATGCCTAAAGTCGGTAGCGAAGATGCTGCGGGAATGGACTTTTATCAACCGGAAAGCATAACTATTAAACCACATCAAACGCAATATGTAACATTAGGTTTAGCAATGGAAATTCCAAAAGGATATATGTTAATGCTGGCGCCACGATCTAGCATGAGTAAAACTCCGTTAGTCATTCCAAATTCATTTGGTGTGATTGATGCAGATTATCGCGGGGGAATTAAAGGCATATTTAAAAATACCAGCAATGATGCGTATCTAATCCAAAAGGGTGATAGATTATTACAAGGTATTCTTGTACCAGTTGGCGCATTAAAGTTGCTAGAAGTTGATGAATTAACCGAAACGGCGCGCGGTACTGGTGGTATCGGTAGTACTGGTAAATAGTTGTTTTAAATAAAGAAAAGAGGGCGGTGAAATATCCGCCCTATCATAAGAGGTGAGTAGAATGAATAAAGAAAATAAAAATGAATTAAGTATTAGTGAACCTGAATGGCAAGCTAGATTTAGAGGAGAGTATAAGGGATTAAAAGATCGTTACAATAAACTTCACAGAATGATTGTTAAATATGATGCTGGAACTTTAGATTTTAAACCAACGTGTCCTATAGATTTGTTACGTAGACAAAAGGCTACTATGGGAGAGTATTTAAACATACTTGAAATTAGAGCGGAAATTGAAAATGTACGTGGTTTAGATAATGATGATAAACCTAAATTAAAAAGCTATATAGTGGAAACTGGTGCATGTGGGTAACTAAGAGGAAGAAAGGTTGAATAGAAAATGGTTAGGAGATATGAGAAAAGGGTTAATGAAATTCAAGCTGTACAATATAACGGTACTAATGCTATGGAAATAGTTGATTTTGTTGGCGATGTAATTGGTATTGATTGGTATGAAAACGCATCATTAGAAATCACAACAGATGATGAAAAAATCGAATGTTTTAAAGGTAATTATATTGTTAAAAATCATAAAGGTAAAATTAACGTTCATGAGGCAAGTGAATTTGAAACAACTTACAGAGAGGTAGAAGAATTGTAGGCGAAAGGGGAAATGCATAATGCCTATTATTAATCCGATGTATTTGTATTTGATTGAGATATTGCATAATATTGATGTACTCAATCAAGGATTGTTTTTGCTACTAAGTATTGCAATGTTTATATTGGCTGTTTGTTATGTTGGCGTAAACGAAATGTCAGAGGAAGATATTGCGGCGTTGAAGTGGTGGGCAAAGATTATTTGTACGGCTTGGTTGGTATCGTTATTAATTTCTATATTTGTGCCAACAAAAGATATGATGTATAAAATGTTACTGGCGCACTATGTAACAACAGACAATATCCAATTAGTAAATGATGCTATCAAAGGTAATTTACAGGACTATTTAAACATGTTAGGGGAAGCAGTTAAGAACATGAAATAAAGGGGAATATATGACGGATAAAGAATACAGAGAATTAGCTAAGGAATACCTAGAACCGATTAAATTAATCTCAATGAAAATTAAATCATTGAAAGAAGATCTAAAGCATGTACAATCTGATATCGTAACGATAGGGGCGGTTGATTACTCAAAGGAACGCCTAACAGGTGGCGGAACACCGGGCGGACTGGAGCAACAAATTATACGCCTAGAAAGTAAACGTGACGCAGTGCAAAAGGAAATAGGCGCGTTAATTGATGAAAGGGAAACCGCAGCGGATATCATCAATACATGCACTAAAGGCAAGGAAAATATATTATTGATGCGTGAATATGTTGATGGCAAAAGTGCTAAACATGCACGGTATTTTACAGACCTTGAAAAGTCGCAAGCCAGCGAACTAAAGACGGCTGGACTTATCAAAGTAGGGTATTATTTACACCATACATATTATCCAAGCATGTATACTGCTAAAACGGTACAAGTCGGAATACATCGGACTATATCGGAAACATATGGAAAATCATAATATAGTATAATTATAGTGTCATATGTAGCTTTGAACGGCATTGACTAAATTCTCCTATTAAACATACGACACAGTGGGGAGCTTTCAAAGTTCCCCTTGTGTGTTGTAAACAGATACCGGCGTAAATTTCTTTCACGAACACATGCCATTTGAGATACGATCCTTGTTAAATATGTACGTCCTAATATCATAACTACTTGTACGATTTCATAGATTGCCGGTATTTGTTTAGAACATACAAACAAAATGAATAAAACCAAAATAAAATGGGGTATATCCACGGCGATATACTCCGTTTCTTGTATAAAAGTAATATTTAATTGTTGAAAACTGAACATAATGCACATTTTTGTTTTTAGAGATATCACCTACATAGTTTCTAGTGATCTTTTCGTGCGGCGTGTTCGGTTTTGAGTAATTAAAAAAGCCGCTATTATCTAGCGGCTAACATATGGCGTATTTGATTATTTATTTCTTGTTGGTACTCATCTATAGTATCGAATATTGTTTCACGTAGATTAAAAGCGGCGAATGCATCGTATATAGAGTTGGTGTGTTGGCGGAGTAGTTCGCACTTTTCAGCGATATAACGAAGCATCATAACAATGTTGCTTAAATCGTCATAACCTAGTGTTTGAATTATACCGTCATTATTGTGTTTGATACCTGTATAGGTAGCTTGAAGTGTTTCAATGTTATTAAGTTCGTTGTATTTGATCGCGTTTTTAATTTCTTGGATAGTCATTTGCATTGTTTTATTCTCCTATTTATTCTTTTTAATTGCATTTAACATTTTAACCGCCATATTGATTACATATTTAGGGGCGTTAGAACCATACTCCCAATCTTGGAAGGTGCGTAGCGGCATTTCTAAATATTCAGCCGCAGCCTTTTGAGTGAGACCCGCTTTTAAACGGGCCTCTTTTATTTTGTTGCTTGAAGCGGTCATTATTAAATCTCCTTATTCGTAAATGTGAGTTGCGATAACTTGATTATTTGTGTCTAGTAATTGCCATTCAAAACCGAATGACATAGTTGAAATAAATTCAGATGCTTGTGATTGGTTATCGAAGTTCCAAGTTTGAGTTGAGTTCAAGTCTTTTAATGTGTACATTTTTATTTCTCCTTGTGATTAACTACTGGGGTTCGTTCCCTTTACCTTGATTAGAGTATAACACGGTAACCGCGACACGTCAACCGTATTTTTAAAATTACACGAAATGTGTAATGTGATTATTGGAAAGGAAAGCAATATGACGCAAATTCATTGCGATAGAAAGCATTGCTTAAACAATGATAAGCACGGCATATGCACGGCTGAAACAATCGAATATGATGGACGATGCCAAACATATTGCACTAGCAAACACGCATCTAAGCAAGCGGCTGGAATATGTCAGCGATCACATAGAAGAATGAAAAGCAAAGATAACAACATACTACGATAGGGGGTGAATATCAATGAACTACATGCCTAAAATTAAAAAAGTGATTACGGCATTACAAGTTAAAAAGGGTTTAAGGTATGTTATTGATACTCGCCAATCATGGAGTAAGTGGGATAAGCCATTTAAAGTATATATCGTAAGTCGCATGTATAGCGAAGCAGAATACGCAAGAGCGTTTCCAAAGAAGTATGAACAAAACCCATTCAAAGAGGGGCAGTTATTTAAAAAAGTGGCTGAATACGATACATTAAAGCCGCACGAATTGTTAATATATCTAGTTAATGTGTTGAAAGGTGGTGAGCGTAGTGAGTGATATTAAATTAAAGCCTAAAGAGTTAATATTTGCAGAAGAATGGCTAAAGACTACGAATGCCACGCAATCAGCAATAAAGGCTGGTTATAGTGAACGAACGGCGTATTCAGCTGGTAGTCGACTGTTGAAAAAAGTTGACGTAAAACAATATATAGACGAACGACTAGTAGAAATGAAAGAAAATAGCATTGCCGATACTGACGAGGTAATGCAGTTTTTATCTAGTACGATGCGCGGTGATATTCCAGACCAGTTTGGACTAGATCCGGCGTTGAATGATAGGATAAAAGCAGCTGAATTGATTGGTAAACGCTATAAGTTGTTTACTGATAAGCAAGAAATCAGCGGAACAGACGGCGAAGCTATCAAGGTAGTATTTACCGGAATGAATAAAGAATAACGGAGAATTGTATAAAACTATCAAGAAATGGGGTATATCCACGACGATATATCTCATTTTTTGTATAAATCTATCAAAAATGGAAATAACGATTGACTATAAGCCAAACGAAAAACAAAATATATTCCACAATACAACGGCACCGTATGCGGTGTATGGTGGCGCTCGTGGTGGCGGAAAAACAAAGTCATTGATTATGGATGTGCTTATTTATGCCTTAACCTATCCGGGTAGCCATTGTTATATATTCCGTGAAACATATCCGAATTTAGAAGCTAATGTTATCCGTGAATGGATACGAAGCGTACCGCCAGAACTGTACAAGTATTCCGACCAGAAACACATAGCGACATTAAAGAATGGCAGTCAAGTATTGTTCCGTTATGTGAAGAATGACAAAGATGCCGAGGGTTATCAAGGGCAAGAATTTGATTACTTAGGCATTGACGAATTAACCAAGCATACAGAACGCACGGCCGAATTATTAACGGCTTGCCTTCGTAGTGCTAAAGGGTTTCCTGTTCGCTTTCGTGGCAGTTGTAACCCCGGTGGCCGTGGACATGGTTGGGTGAAACGTAAATACGTAGAAGCGACAGATTACGGCGAGAAAACCGTGATAGATCAGACCACAGGGCTTGAAAAAGTGTTTATTCCGGCACAGGTATATGACAATTACGTATTAATGAAAAATGACCCTAACTATGTAAAGCGTTTGGAAGCATTACCAGAACAGGAAAAGAAAGCGTTCTTGTATGGTGATTGGGACGTATTCATTGGGCAAGTATTCACCGAATTTAATCGAAGTGTCCATGTAGAAGAGCCTTTTGAAATTCCGCAAGGTTGGACAAGGGTTCGTTCTATGGACTGGGGTTTTAGTAAACCGTTTAGCATTCATTGGTACGCTATTGATTATGAAGGTGTAGCGCATTGTTACCGTGAATATTACGGTTGCACAGGTGAGCCGGATGTAGGTTTGAAACTAACACCGGATGAAGTCGCTGCCGAAATGGCTAGATTAAGCGAGGGTGAAACCTATGCATATGATATAGCTGATAGAGCAATATGGCAGAAAGACGACCGCATGAAGTGGAGTATTCAAGGTGAGTCTATCGCGGAGATATTTGCACGTCATGGAATTAACTTTACTCGGTCTAATTCTGAACGCATTCCGGGCAAGATGATGGTTCATACCTACCTAAGGGAGAAAAAAATCAAATTCTTCTCTACGTGTAAGCATATTCTAAGAACACTACCGGAATTAGTATATGACGAAAGCAAGCCGGAAGATGTGGATACAACGCAAGAAGATCATGCATATGATGAGTTTAGATATTTTTGCATGAGTAGACCTATTACACCTAAAAAACCGGAGAAACCATTTGTTGATGGTTATAGATATGATGATGATACAGAAGGAGAAGGTACTGCATGGGGCGTATGAGTGAAAAGGCGTTACGAGATTACGCCTATAAGGTGTTGAAGTCAGAATACGGCGAGCGTGAAGAAAAAGGCGTTATTATTCCGGCGAAATACACCGACGAAGAATTAGCAGAATTTGCACGAGCGATGCCGCAATGGCAAATAGAACAAATGTACGATATGATATATGGTTCTGAAATGGTGGAGTAATGAACATAGAACAAACATTTGATATATACGAAGCGAAAAACAATGTTAAAAAAGCATTAGAAGCCACGTCAGACTGGCGCAAGGCTGCTGCGGAAGATTTTGCATTTATGCAAGGAAAGCAATGGGAAGATGCTGATTTAACTAAAATGCGTGAAGCTGGACGGCCAGCGATTACGATTAATAGAATTAGACCGGTTGTTAACCTGTTGTGTGGATACGCATCGCAAAATGAAACAGAGCCGGACTTCTTGCCACGTAGTGAAGAAGATGACCGCATCAGTCGAGTGGCCAAAGGCATTACAAAATACTGTTTAGATCGTGCGAACTATCAACGGAATAAGGGTAAATGTTTTCGAGATAAGATTATTTGCGGTTTAGCCAATTATTGGGTAAGTTATGAATTCGACTATACGAAGTTAGACGGCACTATTCAAATAGAACGTGTTTCTCCGTTCGATGCTTTCATAGATCCAGAATGTAAAAAAGATGATTTAAGCGATGCTCAATATGTTGGCCGATATAGTTGGGAAGGTACGGCAAAGTTAAAGCAAGTATATCCGGATAAAGCCAATGAAATCGATACACTTAGACATAAATATGATGATACCGAACAGGAAGCCGGCGTTATTGAAACGGTAGACGGTGAGGCCCTTTGGTATAACAATAGCTACAATAAAATTCGTGTAGTGCAATATTGGTATAAGGAATACGGCAAGAAACATGTATTCATGACAAAAGAGGGTTTGGTTGATGAAGAAAATCCTTTGTTTACCGTATTAATGGCTATTGGCAAAAAGCCTACTAGCATACCAGATACTAAAATCAGATATGCAACATTCGCCGATGATGTACTACTTGAAGAGGGTGAAAGCCCTTATAAACACGGTAAATTCCCGTTAGTGCGTGAATATTGCTACTATACCGGCGAACTAGCAGAAGATGAACTAGAACCGGCTGGCGTAGTGCGTGATATTAAGGATGCACAAAGGGAACTCAATAAAAACCGCAGTCAACGCATGCATGTTGTTAATCAACAGTCATTAGGCGTTAAGTTCTGGAGTGGTAACATTGATGAACGCCTTAAACGTGATATTGAAAAGAATAGCACGAAACCGGGTGCAAATATTATGCTACCTCCGGGCGTAACATTCCAAGACGGAACGCCGGCAATGGATAGCAATATTAATTTAAGCCTTGAACAACAAGCAAGTAATGATTTCTATTCCATTAGCGGTATCACTCCGGAAAGTCTAAGCGGTAGCGTTGGCGCTATGAGCGGTAAGGCGATTGATTTACGCCAATCTGTAACTACAGTTCAAACGGCTGGCATCTTTGAACAAGCGAAAGAAGCAGAACGCCAGATTGTTAAATTACTATGGGGCGAAAAGAACGCTCCTGGGTTAATTCCTCAATTCTACAATCAAGATAAAGCCATGCGCATTATGGGTGATGATGGACAAAAGGAATTTGTACAGATTGCACCGGGCCTTAATCAACCAATGCAAGAACAGGTTTTAACTGATGCACTAGGTCAACCGCAACGTGATGCGGAAGGCAATCCAATCAAACAGGTTCTATATGATCTAAGCTGCTTTGACTTTGATATTGTAATCAGCACTAGCCAAGCAAGCGCAACGGCAAGACGTGCGAACCTCTATCAATTATTGGAAGCTAAGAAATCCGGCGTTGATATTCCTATGGATATCATTCTTGATTTCATGGACTTCCCAGAAAAAGAAACGGTCAAGAAACGTATTCAAGAAATGTCAGAAAAGCCGGCTATGCCAGAATTGCGTGTTAGCGGTAGCCTAGACGATATGCCAGCAGAAGCATTGAGTATGTATTTACAAACATTAGGCGTACAGATTTCACCACAACAAATCATGGCGGAACGGTTAGCCTTGAAAGGTAGACAACAAAACATTCAAAATGCACCGCCAAATTTACCGCCTATGAACGATTTAGGCACTATGTAATATTAAATTGTCAACACAATAATAAAACGCTCCTATATGGGGCGTTTTTTATATTTCGCCCTAAGCAACGGCGTTAAACTACTTGCACTTATATACTCGCCCGGCAACGGCGTTAAACTGTCATATTCTTATATTCGTCCGGCAATGACGTAAAAAGGCAATAAGGGGTATTTGATATGGAAAAATATTTAGTAAACATCGAAGAAGCTGGTTTCACTCCGGAAGATTTGGAAAACGCGGGCGTAGAACTGGAAGAAACAACCGAAGAAACGGGTACACAGGAAACTGCAACAGATGAACCCTCTACAAATGATGCGGCTGAAAGTGATGCGAATGATGCGGAAGTAGAAACAGAAACGCCGGAAACTAACGAAGAAACGGAAGAAACTCATGCGAACGATCAGAACTTAAAAGCGGCACTTGCACAGGAACGCGCAAGACGAAAAGCGGCGGAAGAACGTGCTAGACAATTTGAAGCACAACAAAAGCCGATTGAATTGCCACAAGAAGAAGTATCAAATATTCGTGATTTCGTTCGCCGTGAAGCGTTGAAACGTTTCAATATGACGGCGGAAGATTTAGAAGGTTTGATGTATGAAGATGCTGAAAAGTACAACGAATTCATTCGCTTTGAAGCTAACGCAGAATACGCAATCACTAATCAGCAAATCGCAGTACACCAACAACGACAAACTAATCTAAATTTCGTAAATGAAATTAAATCGCTACCAAACTTTAACGAGTTGTATCAACGCGGTTTAGAGAAGTTAAACGGAATGACGATGCGCGATGCACAACCGATTAACGATGCATTTTATCGTGTTGATATGGGCGAAGGTACCGAAGCTGATTTTGAAACTATTAGAAAATTTGTTGATGAATTGCAAAATGAACGGGCGACAAGTACCGAAGTACCAAACAACCCACTAGAAGTAGCGGCGACATTGCCTAAGGCTGGCGCACTCAATGGTGGCGTTCCTACACCTAACAAGGTAACGGAAGAAGATATTTTGAAAGCGTATGACACAGGCAATCTTGATGCATTGCCGGACGATGTACGCAAATATTTTGACGAATTATAAGAGGTAATATATGGCAGAACAAAGAAATCAAGTTACTATCCCAGCGGCGTTAGTCCCTAAGATTTGGACTAAAAAAGTGTGGCATGAAGGATTAAAAGAGTCTTTCTTCGATAAATTCACCGCACTTGATGGCTCTAACGTTGTACATAAAAACAAAGATTTAGAAGGCGTAAAAGGTGATGCAGTTACATTCGGCTTAATGATGAATTTAAGCGGTGCCGGTGTTGAAGGTAACCGTGCGACATTGACTGGTAACGAAGAAGCATTGAATATCTATGACTTCACTGTGCAAACTCAATTAGTACGTAATGCGGTATCTCGTTTTGAAGCGGACGACCAAAAAACGCAATACGACATGTTAAAAGAAATCAAAGGTGCGTTAAAACAATGGTTAGCTGATTGGCAAGATAACAAGTTAATCGCTAAACTTTCCGCATCTCCTACATCTGGTGAAACACTTTATGCATCTTCCGCCGGTACGCAAGCATCTATCACGGCAAACGATAAATTGACTACTACACTCATTTCTCGTGCTAAACGTAAGGCACAAATGCACGGCCCTAAAGTACAACCGATTAAAGTTGACGGCATGGATAAATTCATTATGTTGGTTTCTCCTTGGGCGGCTCGTGATTTGAAAGACGATGCTAAGTGGCTTGCAGCACAACAAAACGCAAACGTTCGTGGTTCTAAAAACCCTATCTTCACAGGTGCATTAGGCGAATATGACGGCGTAATTCTTTATGAATACGAACGCGTATTAAATGACAAAACAGGCGCATCTAGTGCTAACGTATGCCATAACTTGCTTTTAGGTAAACAAGCGGCATGCTTTGCGGTATCTCGTCCGGCTAAACATATCAAACAAGTGGACGATTACGGCAACGTAGAAGGTAACGGTATTGCTTTCTATGGCGCAATCGAAAAATCCAAGTTCAATAGCAAAGATTACGGCGTAATCAATGTTATGACTGGTGGCGTAGTAGAAGCGTAAGTATGATAGGCGGGGCAACACCCGCCTTTATTCTTATATGGGGTGAATATGAACGTAAAACAACTCATCAATAGGGCGTTCATGCAAATAGGCGATACCTCGCAAGAACAATATACTCCGTATTATTTGTTGGAGTATTACAACGAGGGAAATCACCTGTTAAATGCCCTAATCGGTCAATATTGCCCGAGCCTTGCAACAGGCACGTTTGAAGGTACTGGACGTGGACGGATCACATTGCCGTTTCAATGCATCAGCATATTGAATGTCAAGGCAGATGATGCGGACGTACAAGGGTACCAAGTATTGAATTTACAAACGGTTGTATTTGATGCGGACAAAGAGCAGAAAATCACCGTTGATTATATAAAGACTGCTGGTTATAAGATGCTTGAAGATGATAGCGGACTACCGGCAGAACTTGAAACGTTATTAGTTGACTATATCGTGTATAGGGTTATGAACCTTGATATTTCCGGAATATCGGCAAATATGATTAGTGCGTTGCAATCAATTAATAATGGATTAGGTAACAATGATAGTGTAATTGCGGAAGGATACTGGAATTATGGTAGTAAGAGAATTGATTACTCTGGTTAATGTAGAGTCAAACGAAATCCTTGACGAACAACTTGAATATATCCAGTACATTAACGCAGCGATTGACTGGTTAACAACTATTCTAGTTAGCATTAAAGATCGTGAAGTAGTTAAGAATATGGATATACCGGATAAAAGGGCGGTTCCTTCTGATTTCATGGGGTTTGTACCTAAAACCGGGTATCCTATCCGCATCATCAATGGAACATTTGAAACGTATGACGGTGAAACGGTCAATCAAGTATTTTATAGCGTACGCAAAAATCACGTTGATGAATTGGACGACACTATTCCGTTTTCCGAATTCTTTCATAGTTATCTAGTGCAATTAGTATCTTTCATGGTGAAGAAAAAATCACTCATGACTGATTATGCTGCATATGATAAGACGTTTATCGATTACATCACAGAACAAATAAAAATGGCACGGGGTATCACATAATGGGCGTTAAACAAGTAGCCATGACAAATGGTTTTAGATTGGGCCTTGATTGGAGCAACCCGCCGGAGAATATCGACGTACAAGCCTTGACACAGGCTAGACAATGCGAATTTGATAGGACTGATAACGCCTTGCGTACCGTTCCGGGTGTTCGTGTGTTGTATGATTTCGGATTACCGGTAGAAACGCTATATTTCGATGTCTATCGTAACAAATGGTACTTTTCTAGCGGTAGAAACTTGTATTCTACTGATTTTAATACCAATACATTATTGGGTACACTAAACGGCACAGGAGAACCAAAATATCATGCATTTGGTGGTGATATTCTCATTGCTAGTGGTGATAAATTACAAGTTATTTCTGGTGCTGGTAAGTTGGTAACGGTAGAAAGTCCGGTATGTGATATAGTATCAAGTCATTCTGGGCGTGTACTGATTGCATCGACTCATTCGCATAGGCTAAATTGGAGTGCGGTTGGCGACTACAACGCATGGACTCACAACAATAATGATGCATCTAGTGCGCAATATGTGGATGTTGGTTATAAAGACCAAGGCAGTATCATTGCCGTTGATTTCTTATCACGTGCAATTATCGTATACAAAGAATACGGGCGTGTGTATCAAGTTATTGGCACGCCAGATGCACGGAATTTAACGGTATACCCTTTATCCTCTACGGGTTATTGTAGCGGTGCAACGATAAGCATTGATGATCGTAGCTATTATTTAGGCAATCAAGGTTTCATGTCTTTTATGCCTACTAATACCTACGCAGAAATTCAACCGTTTGAAACTGGGTTGAACATCAATTCCTATCTATTGAAATACATTACGAAAGATTGCGAAGTGTGGCATATACCTAGTCGTAAGCAACTTTGGATACGACCATATAACGGTGATACAGTATTTATCTATCATTATTTACCACGCTATGAGGACGGGCGCGGCGTTTTTACATCGCGTAAATTCACGCACAACATCAATGATGCGGTGAATGTAGATAAAGAAGTATACATAGCCTACGGCAATAAAATCGGCATCCTAGATGAAACCATAGATACAGATGATAGCGTACAAATTCAAACGTCAATAGTAAGCGGCAATAGATTGGCAACAAGACAATTCATATTAATTATGAATTATAATTTTGTAACGCATAATCTTATTCCCGGCTATGGCACTATTGGCATTTCTAATAAGAAACCTAAGCTGATTGAATTTGCTAGTAAGGCGGTTAAAACTTACTACGCGAACTTTAAGACCTACGATTATAAAGCGTTGATGAATGTCAACGAATACACTAAGGCTTACAAAATCGGTGGCGGTGCAAATCGTAATGTACAATTCAAAATCAATGTTCAAAAGGGCGCTATTTCGTTACGCCAGTTAGATTATACGTATGAAGAGGTTTAAACATGGCATATAAAGAAAAATACCCTTTGGATATAACGCCACAGGGCGACACAGTACAAGATAGTATTAAGAAAAATCGTGATGAATTATTGAACGTTGCGCAGCAAATGGAACTAAAAGCCGGTGGCGGTAGTTCTGGTGGTGGCGGTGGTCTACGTAATAGGGTATTGAGCGGTAAGGTGAGCAATGGTGAATTTGCTTTCTTGACTGGTGATAGCCTAAGCGTAATGATTGACGGCAGTCAAACACCTGTTCTTGTTTCGTTCGCGGACGGCTTCAACGACTATGGAGCGGTTGATTACATACAAACAATCAATCGTAAGCAAAGTGCATGGAGCCTACCGGCCAATAGTACATCGTATTTGTATGTGGAACGCTCCGCATCTGGCGGCCTAAGTTATGGTAGCACAACACTTGAACCGTTACGACAACCAAACGCACCAGAAGCGGCAACAGATAAAATGTACTACAATACTACAAGCGAAAAAATGAATGTGTACACCGGCACGTACTGGAAAAACATTCTACGCGTGGTAGTAGCAATTGCCGTAACAGATGCAACACGTGTTAAGTCGATTAAGTATTATGATCCAAATGTCAACACTGCAACTGATGCGGTAATTGGCAAACGTACAGTAGACGGCAAAGACTATTTGATTACAGATATTCTTAATCAAATGGCGGAAGCTATTAAAAAAATTGCTGGCGATGCTAGTTTCACGAATAACCCAAGCCGAACATTAAAAACTATCACGGATACGGTAAACGGTTTAAGTAATGTATATTACAAGAAAACGGATACAGTAGCCAACGCAACGCACGCAGTCAACGCGGATAATGCTACACATGCAACAACTGCCGATAATGCGACAAACGTTGCGACGTGCGTTAAAAAGGCCGGCGATACTATGACGGGTACGTTAAAGGTTCCGGGCCTTACTAATGACTCAATCGATTTAGATTATCTTGCTAACAACAAGGCTGGTTATAGCGGTTTCACGTTTGGTGAATTAAATAACTACCGTATATGGGGTACTGCATATTGGGGTATTGGTGCTATGTTCCCATGGAATACAAGCCAAGACCGCATACTAGGTACTCAGCTTTATTTTGCTAACAGTAACGCGGCGTTTATTCGTTTTGATACAAATACGAAGGGCATG